TGTGAAGTCATGGTAATCAATAGCTCCGAATTTTACTGCATGTGAAATTGACAACGTACTCGCTGCGGTTGTTGTCGTCTTTCCCCATGGGGGAAGCAGACTGTAACGCCGTAATCCTAAGGTAATTCGTGCCTGAGAGAAAGGTGTTAAAAGTGCCGTCAATCTGCTGGTAAATCTGTTCAATAATCTGCCGTGCAGTGCCGTTGCTCGTATTACGCACCCAAACCTGCACGCTGGGGTTATCAATCGTCTCGCCGGCATGGTTCCGGTCTGGTGCCTGACCGGCATACCCGAAAACCGCGATCAGGTCATCGGGACTTTCCGGCCTGTAATTGACAAAAATAGTGGTGCCGAGTGTACCGAAGCCGAGGGCTTGAAGTTGAGTGGCTATATCGGTTTCTGCATTAGAGGGGGCAACGGTCGTCACTGGATACCTCCTACCGCGTCAACAATATGCTGCGGGATTAAAGGGGCCATTGCGTTTGACGGGTCCTCAAGATACTTGGCTTTGGTTCCGGGCTTGGGGTGATGCAGGGTTAAGTCCTCATGCTGCTTGGCTGCATACGGCGTGTAATAGCCGATAGTAAAACCGTCCGGGTTGTCCGGGTCAGGCTGCACCCTGCCGGATTGCATCAGCCGGGTACTTTCCCAGGGCACCTGCTGGTTTGCTGCGTTTAGAATATCCTCGCACTCAAGTTTTAGTTGAGCAACGACCTGCTGGCGCTTGGTTTCGGTAAATACGGCTAACTGCTCCAGGACTTCAGCAGATCCCTCAAGTTCAGCAATTCCGGGCATCAGGTATACACCGCGATATAGACGGGAGTACCGTCGCCGTTTGGCTGATCATCCAAGCGCATTATCCGGGGCTGTGAACCGTCAGGCATAGTGAGTCTGTCATTGTAGCCCACCGGGGTTGAAGGGTCAAGGTACGTGGTGCCTGTGCTGATGACTTCCTGCCCTTCCTTATTGGTGATTTTCTTAATCCCCACTTCAGTACGGCAGGCGAGCATAACGGGAATTCCGTATGTCTTGTCGCCGTTCTGGTTGTAGGCAACAAAAGGTTCCTGGATAATCTGCTGGTTAAGCCAGCCGTCAAGATAGCCAAGCATTAGTGAAACACCCGGTTAAGCAGCCAATACCCTGCTGTTGTGATAAGGACAGAAAGAGCCGCACCAACGCCCAAAATCGTGGCCTGAATGCCCTCCAGTTTACGGATACGGTTTTCGTGGTCGTTTTTGCATTTCAGCAGGTCTTTAACGTCTTTGCGTATGTCCAGGAGCAGTTCCCTTTCTGTCTGCGGCTCGTCAAAGGCTGCCATAATCACACCGTATAAACCCGTTTTGTGTGGATGTTCACCCGGACGATCTGGCTTTCAACAAACTGCCGCAAAAGTTCCCATGCGTCTGCACGGAGCATGGCAGAAGCCTTGTCCGGGTCAAACTGACCTTTGAAGTTCCCCACCGTAAGGGAAGTGGGGTGTGAGCCATCCAGCCAGCCACGTTCAGCACAACCTGCGGCTGCAAGTTTCAGACATGCTGCGGATATGGTTGCACCGTCGTTTGTGGCGGCATAATCATAGGGCGTAAGATATGCGTCAATCTCCCGGCTGGCCTGCGTGATGATCACGTTCATGTCATTGGCAGAAATCCGGTTGGTCGATATTCCCGTCAGACTTTGAAGATCGGATAAATTACAGTAGGGACCACTCATCCGCCCACCTCATCTGTATCCCGGTGATCGATGAGTACCGGGGCAGTTAAGGGGTCAACCGGCTGGTTTTCGAGGATAAGGTTAGCATCTAACTGCCGTCCCAGACCATCATAAACGCCAGTCCCATAGACTTCATAATATGTCTGCTGCCCCGGCGTGAAGCTGTCCTTATTGTCAACGCAGAGCTTCCGCTGCTCTTCCCATGTTTTTGTCAGGTATTTGCCTGAGTTCATCGAGCACAGCATGGGAAGATGAGGCCTCCTGCTCAGTAGATGAACCGCACAGCGGCTGCATTCAGGAAGGTTTCAGCGTCGAAACGTGCGGTGGCCTTGAGGCCTACCAGATCGCGGATCGGATCGGCGTACTGCTCGACCTGAATATCCTCCCTCATGCCGATACCGGCAGCGGAGTTCCGGTCAAGGATGATACCGCCAACGTTGCCCGTGGTTCCCCATCCCCAGTTATATGTCCCGCCGGTGTACTGCACACCGAGGATGCTGACGTTACAGCCAAGCAGGCTGCCGATCTGTCCGGTCTGGACGATCTTGTCTGCCGTGCTGGTGAACACAGACGTAAAGGCACCGAGCACTGCACCATAGCAGGCCGGGTTGAAGATAATGTCCGTGGGGTGGAAGCCCTGGTTTGCCACGGCACCGATACCCTGGCCGAGGATAGGCAGCGGCGTGGTGGCTGCGTTGGGGGTTGAGCTGCCAGCGTTCAGCAGGATCGCGTTGAGTGCTGCCTGGTTAAGGGCGTTCTCAATTCTCCACCCTGCTTTCCTGATTTCAGCCGCAATGACACCGAACTTGGCATCTGCCACCATTTCATTGGTGATGAGCGGCCGGACACCGTATTTCTTGGCGGTGAATGTTGCCACGGAATAGGTCTGGTCCTGGATCGGGATCTCGGAACCTTCAGACACGACCGGGGCGTAAGTGCCGGTCTCACCGTAGGGGACTTTGAGGATTTCCGCGCCCATCTCAAAGATAGGCAGGACGTTCCGCATACAGCGGTACGGTTCTGCACCTTCAATGATGGTGCCGTAAACCTCGGTAGGGATCAGCACATTGGCGAGGTTGTTAAGCCCTTCTGATACCAGCAGTTCCCTTGCATTTTGAACTTTGCCGTCCTGGTTGACGTATGCCAGTTCACGGGGAACCACTTTCTCTGCACGCTGTTTGATCTCGCTCTGCCCCATGGTTGACATTTTGAGGTATTCGGCGAGGCGTCGGGTGTGGGTGTAGGATTCGATAGCCATTTGTCATGCCTCCTTCAGGTGGATTTTGCACTGGGGTTAACCAGCACGTACCCCGTTCCATTTGCGGGAATTCCTGACAGTGCGATACCGAGCATGTAAGCGCCTGCAGCGGCTACGGCCGTTTGCACACACCCTGGAACGGTGCTGTCCTGCACCTGAGTACCTTGCGTGATCGCGGCTCCGTTGGCCTCGCATACTTTGAGAATACTGTTGACAATAGCGACGGAAACCTTTGCCCCGACGGTAGGCTGAGAATACAAGGCGACGCCGACGGGTTGAGTGGTGGTTCCCTTGACCGTCGGAATGACCGTCCAGTCTGCCACGCCGTTAAGTGCCACGGACTGCCCGGCGAGAATAGGGGCACCTGCAATGAAGTCCTGCGAGTTGAGGGATCGCGGTTTGGGATCGAAGGCCGCGGGGGTAGTTGCGGTCATTTAGATCATGCCCCCCGGATAACACGGGAGTTTTTGTCGAAAACAACGGATGTTTCTACTTTTCCGGCGTCAAGTTCCCGGTTGTCATTCCCCGTTTTCCGGTCCGGCCTGGACGCAAGTTCCTTAACCTGGGCTTCAAGAGCGGTATTCTTCGCTGAAAGTTCCTTGATAAGCGCGGGGAGTTCTGCGAGTTCTTTGGGGATATCCGCCTTGATTTCGGCGGGTTTCTGTGCTTTGATCGCTTCAAGTTCTTTTGAGAGGGAAGTGATCTTGTCTTCAAGCTCTTTGGTGTCCATGGTGTCCTGCTCCTTCGGTGGAGGGGTAATTTTTTCATCTGGCGCCGCCTGCTCATTCAGCCTGCATAGTTTGCAGGCACCCTTGTTCACGAAGGCAAAGCCGGTAAAGGCGAGGGTGGAGGCTTCCATCTGGCGTGTCGTGGCGTTGTACCGTTCATCCCCGCCGTGCTCTACACTGACAAAATTGATCAGACCGTGGCGCACCATTTCCTGCATATCGCGCTGGTTTTGCGTCCACGGCCATATCCGAACATCAGAAAGGATTCCCTGATGGGGCTGGCCGTCTTTTCCGATGAACTGCCCAAAATGAGGGTTGACCGCCTCGCCCACCTTATCAGTCGAGGGCCGGGGTTGTCCTCCGGTATGGCGGTTCCAGCCGGAATTGTCAAGCCAGTTTCCGGCATATTCTTCGAGGGTTTTAGGAATGTAGTTAAGCGGCGTTCCCACTGCACTGTCGGTCCAGACGCCTTCCGCAAGCATCGGCACATCTTTGATCAGAAGGCTCCCGTCTGCTTCCGTGATCATCTGCCCTTTCGTGAAGGGCATAGCAAGGTTCCTGATATGTTGAGGGGAGCCGTCACTGCCCTTACCTGCGGTGCCGGTATTGTGCGAAGTATCAGGATTGGACGAATCGTTACCCGAATTGGGCATACTAATCCGTATGCTATACGTAGTATATTTACATGGGGAAAATTACGTCAATGATGCTAATCCAAGATGCAGCATGGTCATCTCTCTACCAGTGCCGACAAAAGTACGTTTTCAGTTACGTCTTTTTAATGGGTCACTTTTGAAAATACTTGAGTAGACGATTTAGCCAGATTACGATTTTTCGTTACGAAAAATAGGATTTTCATCGAGCATAGCAGCTAAAATTGATCTATCCCATAGTGTAACATTATTTGAGCGAGCTAATTCACGAGCACTTTGAGTAAATCCGCTGCTTGAAATAACCATAGATTTTTGCACGTTGTAGTGTTTTATTGCCGCGACCACTTCTTGAATTCCGGAATTAGTGACGTTATTTTGCCAATGCTTTGCTTGAATGACTGTTTTCACATTAAACTTTTCAACAATTAAATCGGCCCCTTGATCATTAGAAAGAGTTGTATGAATCACGCGATATCCCATTTTTTCAAATAACTCCTTTAATACGTGTTCAAAATCATACCCGTTAATTCCATCAATGTCATTTATTGTAATCCGGTTTCCGGATGCTTGACCCGTTAAACTATTTTCAAATCTTTCAAGTTCAACTTGCTTCTCTATTCTGATAAGGTCTGACGCCAAATTTCCTTGATAATTGAAGTTGTCTTTCAATATTTTGACGAAGTAATCGATAAGGCGTTCTTTTTGGACGTTTTCGTTGACTTTTCCAAAAATTTCAATATAATTTTTGATACATTCATCTGATGATGCGGGGTTGTTATAAAAAATTCTCCTTTTTACCCATTCTAATTCGCCCTCCTGTTTCACCCCATTTATCACTGCAATTAACTCTAAATCTGTTAATATAATGCCTTTTTTTGCCAATACTATTTTCAAATTAACGAAATTTTGATCAGAGACATTAGAATTTGGATATCGTGTAATAAAATTGTATATTAAAGGAATATTTCCAGAATCTTGTAATTTTAAGACGTTTTCTTTAGCTGCTTCGATTTGTGATTTAATCTGTTCTTTCTTTTTTAAGTCAAGGCGGTTTTGGAATTTTCTAAGCTCATTAAGTTGATTATCAATCTCCTTCGGAGTTACTTGATTATAACTAGTATTTGTTTCATTTGTCGGCGTTTGATTATTTTTAGATTCATATAACTCCTCAATATTTTCTTTATCGGGTTTAATATTTTGATTCATATTTTTATTGGCATCATCTTTCGATATCTGAATTGTATCTCCAGAATTTGGTTGAGCCTGTAATAGTGTTTTATTCATTGAATTACGTATTTCTAAACTGATAATTGCAAAGTAAATCCCGGAAATAACCGTAATTATCCCCAGAAATCCAAATATACATTTAATCCAGCACAATCTAAAATCTATTACATTCGGTCGTTTTCTTATATTTGATAATAAGATGCCGTCAACAAGTAAATTAAAACAAGAGATTAATGAAATTACTAAAAATCCCACATTCTTATATCCCGGATTTGAAATGTCGGTGTAAGCACCAATTCCCCCAAGCATAAGTAAAAAACTGCCGAGAAGGTCTAATCCAATTACTCCATAGAATTTTTTTGAATAATTAAAAGAGGCTCCGTGGGTCTTCAAAGGATATTTATCTTGATGTAATATTGCGCCACATTTTGTACAGAACCTTGATTGATCATCAATAACTTGAGTCCCACAGGTTTGACAGATTTTTACCATCGTACCACTTGAAAAATCAGTTACAGTGAGAGATTAAGGTTTTTATTCGATTCTCGTTAAATTCAAAGAATGACCCCAACGGACAAAAAATTAAGATTATCTCTGTATTATTAGAATCCCTAAGCAAATCGCTAAAATCTTAATTCCACCCTGAATTCACGGGATTTTTTTAAATAACAATTTTATCCAAGTATATGGCATTTCGTACATTGAATCTTAACGGGTTTTCTTGATCGTCCCAGGCTGGCAAGAAGTGACCCCATATACGTCCACTCATGCTTACAGTGACGGCAAGACACCAGACAGGACGTGTAATGGTAATCCATCGGTGAGTAGTCGTTTGAATCAGTAGATGAAAAAAAGCCGGGTGGGGTGAAACTGATCGTTTATATCCAGTGTAGAACAAGAAATTCAAAAGGCAATATTTATGGTGTCTTCAGAATAAATTAGGGATTATGTTCTGTCAAAAATGCGGAGCAAAAAACGATGAAGATGCTTCTTTTTGTAATTCTTGTGGGGCTTCATTAACTCTATCTGAAATTCAAACAAAACCTCCGAAAAAACATGGAATTTTATTTCGGGCGGCGTTATTTTTTGTAGGTATTATCGTAGTGATTGTTGTTGTATCGGTTATAACATCGTTTTACTCGGCATCACAAGCGAATCAGAACTTCCCACTGGCACCTATTCCCACAGTGCCAAACCCGGACCTGTATCTCAATGTTAGTGCTAATGTTCCATCAACATGGGTTCAATATACTAGTATTGCCGACGGATTCAGTGTTTTTAAACCGAATGATTGGACTGTAAAAGAGGTACCTGTTTCTGAAGTATTTGCCAATAGTGGCAATAGTGTGGATATATCGAATTTTTTACCAAACTGGATATATATTTACTCTCCTTCTGGCACCGGATATGTTTCGATTGACAGTTATCATTATTCAGACACACCCGATATCCTTTTTACTGACCAGACTAAAACACAAATTTCTGATAATTTCTATAATGAAGACATTAATAGTATATCGCAAGGGAGTGTAAATGAAACCTCCATAGAAAAAGACAGTACGTATTATATGATTAATGGAAATCCTGCACGGCGCATGATTCTAAAAAATATAGAAGTTAATGGGCATCCAATGAACGGAGAGGCCTATATCATTGCTCATGGGGATACTATTTACACGGAAATTTATGGGGGCGAGGTAGGATCATCACAAGATGATGCAAATACATCCGTCGGTATAATGCAATCTCTTACAACGATAAACTTAGTAACACCATCGAGTGTGACAAACATTCCTGTTTCTAACACAATAACAGATACAGAAACGAACATGGCAGCCACTTCAGGGGAGTCTGGTACGAATGTCCTGCTGGAAACCTCGATGGGAGACATCACCATCGCGCTTGATCCGTCTATGCCGATCACCACTGGAAACTTTGAAAAACTCGTAAAAAGCGGGTTCTATGATGGTGTGATCTTCCATCGCGTGATCCCCGGATTCATGATCCAAGGTGGCGACCCCTCCGGCACTGGCATGGGTGGGCCTGGCTATACCATTCCCGATGAATTCACGACCCACAACCACAACCTCAGGGGGACGGTCGCGATGGCAAATGCAGGCCCCAACACAGGGGGATCACAGTTCTTTATCAACCTAGTGGATAACACCCGCCTCGATACAAGTTACCCGGTCTTTGGAACAGTCACTTCCGGGATGGATGTCGTGGATGCTATCGCCCGGGTTCCAACAGATAGCAATAACCGGCCGCTTCAGAACGTAACGATAATCCATGCCATAATGGTACCTGCTTAAACATCGACACAAGATCCTGTGGTAATATGATTTGTCAGAACTGTGGGACAGAAAATAAAGACGATGCGGCTTTTTGTAAATCGTGCGGAAAACATCTTACAAAGAAATTGATTGATGTAAACCGGGCAGCAACTGCTTTTTTAATTTTCGGGGTATTGTTTTACATTAGTGTATCTATTAGCCATCCCATTGGAGCTTCGGAAGCAGGCTCAGCAACGGCAGCACCATTTATCGTAGCAGTTGTTTATTACTTTTCTGGAAATTATTCCGCTAAAAAATCTGAAAATTATTTTGTAGATAAAGATGGAAACAAAAAATCAGAGAAACCAAAGAAACCAATATCTTAAAACTGCCTTTTTTCATTATCAACGATGAACTATACCAGATTCAATGCAAAAGTGTCACAGAAATGCAAGGCAAGGATCTGAATCAATCCGTCACCATAAATCGACTTTATATAAGTAATCGAGAAAACCAGTATCTGACGAGATTGGGCAAAACCCTTATTTTACATAGAATATGATTAATAAATTGAAATAAATGACATCAGATGAAGAATCAAATAAACAAATTCCAATTGACCAAAATGAAAAACAACTCATAGATACTGCTCGTAAGGAATTTAACGAGGTTTCCAATTCTTTGTATAAAGGAGGAATCGATTTTGTTAAATGGACATCAACAATTTCTGTAGCTGGGATTTGGTACATTTCCACCGCCATTAATTCTTCAGATCAGAGTAAAGTGAATCTGTTGGGTTTTTCAGCAATTTTCTTGGCATTATCGGTTGGTGCCGCTCTTTTTGTTGTTTATTTCGCCTTGTCATATCTGGCAGCACAGACCAATAGTTGTGTGGATATACTCAATTTTCTATATTCAAAAGATGCCAATTATCGAAAACACTACTCCCTTCCCGATATAGCCCCGATAATTTTTATGGCGAGGGTTAATGAGTGGGAAAGACGTATGGAGAGATTTAGGAATCCTTCGACGTTTGGATTGTTGATAATTATCCATGAATTTTTCTTATTATTTGGACTATCATGTTTTGTTTTTTCAATGTTAGTGTAAAATAGGAGTGCATCCTAAAGGGATTTTCAGTATTGCACTTCTATATTCTGACAAGCTTTAATTTTCTTAATTTGTTCCCGTACACCCCGATCTGTGCATGGGTAATTGAATAGCACACCGATTTTGTAGGCGATAACTGAAGGCCATTCGTCTTGATGCAACCGGATATATTCTTTAGCTGCCGGGGGAAAAGGGGGTTTGAAGGTCATTTATAGAGGCCACCGAAGTGGTATTTATTGTGCTGTGAAATCCACGCCTCGGCTGCGTTCAAACGCAGGAGAATGGCTTCCACCTTCTCATCTTTTACAGGTTCCGTGACGGCCATAGGATGATAAACGATTTCATTTTCGATCTGCTTTTCCGGTTTTCGGATTTCAGGTTGTCGGCTCATTAAATTACCTCAATGGTGATCTTCACTCGTTTTCCTTCACATTCTGAAAGGTGGTTTTTGACAAATTCATTAATCGTAAAGGTATCTTCATCAGGATTGACACCGTTTTTCCGTGTTTTAATCTCCACGGGTTTTTCAGGTTTCCATTGGTCAGGGATTGCCAAATATCCCCTAATCTCGGCTATTTTCTTGTTTGCCATATTATTCCTCATTGTTTAGCGTCTTTTCCGGGCGGTAATACGGGCTGCTGCTGGGGATTAAAGGGGAACTGCACTGGTGCGGGTTTTCGTTCGGTTACTGCAGCAGTCGGCGGTGTTTCAGTATATGCGCCTATGTCCCATCCTACGAAGTTGTAAAACTGTGCCCGTGAAATGACCGCCCAGGGGTCTTGCGGATCGGCCTGCAGGAGTTGGGCATACGCGGCGATCTTCTGGATTTGGACTTCCGGCTCCACCTCGTTAAACACCATCTTGACCTTTCCCTTATTCTCACCAGGCAGGATTCTATCGAGGATATTAATGTCAACGCAGCGGGCTACTTTGCGCTGCATGGTGCTGATCTTCTTATACCACGCTTCAAGCCGTACATTGGGACCGGACGATCTCATTCCACCGGCGGTTTCCTCGAGACCGACGACATCAAGCGGCACACCAAAGGCAGCACAAAGGCGGCGTTCACTGACTTTGGTATAGGTTTCCGCCCCGGTCAGAACTGACGTATCCAGCGGCGATATTCTCACATCACCATCAGTCACTAAATCCTGTTTGGTGTTCAGCCGTTGGAATTCCTGGTCGATGGCAAGGGCATCCGCAGTGGTTAATGGCTCGGCGGGTTTATCGGAGGTTCCGGGGGCAGTGGTCTGCACATGCCACTTGGGATAGCCGTGTCGCTGGATAGCCTTTGCCATACCAGAAACCACCATCGTATCCCGTGTAATATCGTCAATCGCCCGACCGATGAGTGACATACCATAGACCTGCCCCGGCGTGTTATAGAGGGTCAGCCGGGTAATATCCTCAATGTTAAGTGATGTGCCACCCTGTTTGGTAGTCGGGTCTGCTCCATAGGTGTAAGATGTCACCACGCCTGCCGCATCGGTTTTGAAATCAAATTTCTCCGCTGGCCGGACTTCAACGTTGAAAAACTGCCCGCCCATAGTCTTGACATTCTCCCCAAACCCGTCACCGATGATCAGGGAATCGTTGATCATCTGCCAGAGGGTATCGTTGAAGTCAAACGCCTCGATCCAGGGCGTTATAATATTGTCAACAAGCCCCTGGTCACCCTCGAACCGGTAACCGTTTGCCATGATAAACAGCGGGTGGGCGTCGATCAGGGAACTAACAAGGCCACCCTGGTTGTAAATCGCCCGCCAGAGTGCCATTTGTGCAGGAGTGCGTACTCCCGGTACTGGGAAATAGGAGGGTGTGGCTGTACCCATAATCGATGTTTTGCGTTTCAGATTATCGGCTGCACCAGCAAGGGCACGCCCGATCCGTTCTCGTAATGACATTACCATTTTGCTTCTCCTGCAACGATTCTCCGCGTGCCCCGGTGGCTGGTGCGGGTCAAGTGCGTGTGAATTGCATACCTCATGGCGTCCATAAGGTGGTCCCTGAATTTTACGGGTTCCTCCAGTACCCGTTTGTCCTTGTCCTCACGGTACGAATAGCCCCGTATCTCGCCGATGAGGTTAGCTGAGTACGGGTTGAGGTTCAGGTGGAAATCTTTTACATGGTCGATCCCGTCGATTATGTCTTTGTTTGCCGGGTAAACGTTGAAGCCAGCCCGGCGGATTTCCTGTATTCGCGCAGGTTCGGCGGCATCGGCATAAATCGGGGCCGTGGGGAGAATATGCAGGCCTTTCAACTTGCCGATCAGTTGGGAATTGGTCAGGCCGGGTTCATACAACCGCTCTGACAGAAACAGCCTGCCGTCATTAATGCCGACCTCTATCATTGCCGTGGGGTTGTTATACCCGAAATCGAGGCCGTAAATAACGTCCTGAAAGACCGGCATCTCATCCCGCATGACGGTGTAATTGGTGTAGATGATATTCTGAAGGACGCCAGGTTCCCCCAGGCAATAAATGCGGTAATGGTTTTCGTCCTTCGTGGCGAAGTCCTCAAGCACCTTTCTGTATTCCTCATTCAGGAAGGGGTTGTCCCGGTGCGTGCTGTGGTGGACTGCCATATTTGGCACGGGCTTTTGCACCAGGTCGGTTATCGCCCAGTGAAACTGATCAATCGGGTTGAAGGAAAGGTAGAGTTGGTTGTTCTCTCCGTCCGGGGTCTTTGCCCGCAGCCGCAGGTCAAACATGAGATAATCGTCATAATCAAAATCGGTGGCTTCTTCAGACCAGATATAATTAAACTCGGCACTTTTGATTTTCTCCGGGTCGTCCATGCCCCTGAAGACCATGATATTGCCGTTGTAATCCATCCGGGCGTCTGTCTTGTTGTACAGTTTTCGCCACGGGAAACCCCAACGGTCAAATTCATCGAAAATATATTTCATGCAGGTAAGTTTCAGGGTGCCGTAGATTTTCCGGGATATGAGAAATGTTTTGTTTTTCTCGGAGAGGAATTTTTTAACAAACAGGTAGGCGATCTGGTGGCTTTTGCCGCTCCCTGCACCGCCATACAGCACAAGCACCCGCTTATGGGTGTTCAGCATAAAGAAATCGTCAAATGTTTCGATTACCTGGACGTGGCGCTCCATTATACCCCGGCCTGCCTTTTCTTGAGGTATGTCGTGATGCTCTTCTGGCAGCGGTATCCGCCATTGTCCTGCGGGTACAACCGGGCTAATTCCTGCGCAATATGTCCGTTGAACATCGTGGCTTCGTGGATATCGATAAACGCCTTTTCCTGGTCGGTCAGTGGTCGGCCTTGCATGGTTCCTCCCGCACGGGTGCTGGTGTGCTTACCCGGTGGATCGTGACCTTGATCCCTTCATCCTTCAATGCGCCCACGTCGCTTCTGTCCTTCCTGCCCCATTCATCGGGATATTTCCGTTCAAGGCAGGTCATGGCACACTGCCAGGAATCCGGCATCTGGCGGTGGATAACGGACAGGCAGCGGAGTTTCCAGATCGATTCCGCCTTTTTATAGGCCTCTATTAACTCCAAAAACAGTGCATCTTCATCTGCGGTTTCTTCGCCTGATGCATACAGGTTTTCCCCTTTTACTATCCAGGATCGGAATGTCGAATAATTGATGCCTACTGCATACGAGGCGTCCTTGAGTGCCATGCCAATCTGCACATACTTGCATAATTTTTTGATCAGGGGTTTGGTGAGTTTTGACGGCCTGCCGCTCCGGCCTTTCGTGGCTGCCATTTCAGGCACCTGTATACTTCATGCTCGCCACGGTGCGTTTGCAGGAATTGGTTTTGTTAAGGGAAGAGAGGCCGGAGTTACCAAATTTCTTACCCCGGCCAATTTCCATCATCATCCAATTGGCTTTCAGGCCTCGCATGACGTTGATCTGCGATGAAACCAGCCGCACGTCCCGGCCTGCTGCCTTGTACCGGCTGCTTACCCTGTTGAGCAGTGCAGTACCGATGCCTACCCCCTGATAATCTGGTAACGTGACCCAGCGGTGCACACGACAAAGCGTTTTGTTCAAGGGGTGCGGGAATTGTAACATAGCGACAAAAGCCACGGGTTTTCCCGCCAGAACCGCGATATAACAATCCGCGCCTTTGTGGATGTCCGTATTCAGATAGTGATATTTCCTAAAAATTTCCCAGGCAGCCTTTTTGTCAGCACAGTGGATAATGTCAAGTTGGATCGCTGGTCTGGTCCTTTGTCTACCAAGAAAGGTGAAGGTCTGCGAATTGGTATCGTAAACCCAATCCGGTTCCAGCCAGTCTATAATGTCGTCATGGCAGGATATGGCGATGAACTTCCTGCCGAGACTTCGCACGCTCTTTGCCATTGCATAGGAGCAAATCTTCGCAATGTCCCGGTCTACCACGCTGGTGAACTCATCAAATACGATGGGGTCTGCATCTGACAGGATCGCGTATGCCAGGTCAACCCTCATGCGTTCCCCGTTGCTCAGTACGGCATAGGGTTTCAGCCATGACGGCGGGGAGGAAAAACCCACCGCGGTAAACAGTGCAGTGATTTCCTTATAGGACGTGGAGCCGGGCATTTCGTCAACGATTGCCCTCGTCCCGTATTCATGGGGCTTGGGATAGGATGCTGCGAATACTTCACGGGCTATGGTTGATTTTCCTGTCCCGCTACGTCCCACTATCAGGCCAATATTCCAGGCTTTTCCTTCAATGGCAATATCGCCTTTAAAATGCTCCGTTATGTGATCGGTTTGCAGATCAAAGCCTGATTTTACCTGTTCCACTCGGAAGGATGGGGCAGCCGTTGTTTCCCTTATAAAGTCAAAACGCGGCATGTATACCCGTCCTGGATCAAGGCGTCAAAGGTCTGGTGCTGTTCGGCTTCCGTTTTGCATTCCACGATTACCTCAAACGTGTCTTTTAGCGTGGTGCTGTCAGCATCGCCGTTATTGCCTGCATCGTCCCCGGCATCTATCACGGCGTCAAGTTCGGCGTCCGTGAATCCTGTTTGGGCTATATCGTAATCGTCTTCCCTGAGTGCGTCGATCTCTTTCAGGAGCAGGCCGGGATCCCAGTCTGCGGCTTCCCCGGTCTTGTTGTCAGCAATGCGGTAGGCTCGTTTCTGTGACTTGGTAAGCCCGAATACCTGGGTAACATCAGGAATGACCGTCCAGCCGAGGGAAATAGCGGCTTTGAGCGTGGTATGCCCTGCCAGTAAGATCATTTCCTCATCGACGATCACACTGGTTTTCAGGTACGTGAATTCCGTAAGGGACTGTGCCACACCTTCTACAGGTTTGCCGTCATTCTTACGAGGGTTTGTTTTATAGGGTTTCAGGGCGTCGATAGGGACGTTCTGTAATTGTTTTTTGGTAATTGTCTGCCGGGTCATGGATGCCCCTCTCCGGTCGTGAACCGGGAAACGCGCTAAGCGAAGGGACGCGAAAAGGGGGAGCATTTTGTCCCCCTGCATGGGTTTAGAGCACTACCCCAAACTGCTGGAGGATGATCGTAATCGCCTGTGAAGGGGTCAGGCTGCCCGCATGAGCAAGCAGGATCAGGCACGATATGATCAGGACTATCCGAATGTAGGCCACCAGTTCATAGGCGATAATGCCGAGGATACCGCCAAAGTCCCAGTAGTGGCTTACATCCTGCCAGAGGATTGGGCAGGACGGGATTGCCGGGACCACACCACGCTTGATGGAGCCGTTGTTCCATCCTGCGGTCAAAGACTGCTCGATAATGTGCCACTGGCGGTAATTGTGCGGAGGGAAGTATCCAACCCAGGTAAGGGCAGTCGGGTAGACCAGTGCGATGATGTGACAGAGCAGGACAAGCGGATTGGGGAGAAAATCATCGTTCTCCTGTCCTGCATAGGGGTCAAAGTTCACGCCAGCGATCCCTTCTCCCTGTTGGTCTGGCGTCAGGGAAGACATGGCGATCACGCGGGCTGCGATTCGTTAATCCCGCCGGAATAATCCCCGGTAACGTCACCCCACTGCTGGTTTTCGATCTGCACATAGCGCTCGCCATCTGCCCCGATGGTGTGACCGGCTATAAGTGCTGCGGCTGCTGCATCCAGGGGCTTTCTTACGCCGTCAATGTCTGTGTACTCGTTGGTGCCTCGTTCCATTGCACCCCAGATAAGGAGGCGGGTTTCAATGGCGATGCGTTCCTGGTTAAGAGCGCTAAGCTGCTCCTGCGTGTTCTGTGTCATTACTTATGCATACGGATAAGTATGCTATAAGAATTTTGTTTATTCTTTTAAGGACCAAAAATTCACGGTAAAACTGTGAATAAAAAGAAAAATGATTTGAGGTTTATTGATAGAAAATAACACACTGTGAATTGCGTAAATACTCCATAAATTTACTTTTCAGAAAAGAAGAGATGTTCAGAAATTACTTATATATCCTTCATGTAAAATATAAATTTGATAATTATGGTTAAACCAAGAGTCTTTGTAAGTTCTACTTATTACGATCTTAAACATATCAGGAATTATCTTGAAGATTTTTTAGAAACAATGGGGTATGATCCTGTTTTATTTGAAAAGGGGGAAATCCCATATTCTCCCAATATCGCTTTAGATCAGTCATGTTATGAAGAAATTAAAAATTGTCATATGTTAATTTTAATAATCGGCGGTCATTACGGCAGTCCATCATCAGAGGACATTCAAAAATATGGAAAAAATCCCATTGAATATTATAATTCAATCACCAAAAAGGAGTTTGAACAAGCCGTTAAAGAAAAGATTCCGATTTTTATTTTTATTGATAAATCTGTATATATTGAATACAAAACTTATACAAAAAATAGGGAGATGGATTCCATTCATTACGCACATGTTGATAATGTAAATATTTTCAAATTAATTGATGAAATCTTCCAAATAAAGATTAATGTAATCATTCAACCCTTTGAAGATATTGAAAATATAACGGAATTTTTAAGGGAACAATTTGCCGGTCTTTTTGCAGAATATATTTCAAATAAGAAAAGAGAACAGGAATTCGCGGATTTGGAAGATAGAATTTCAGATTTAAAGGAAATTACGGAATCATTACGAGAATATACAACATCAATAATGAAGAAAATCCAACCAGAGGAATACACGCAAATTGTGCGAAATGAACAACGACGGTGGGAAATTAGAAAAATTTCTAGGTTCTCAAGGGAACCTCTAATTGAATATATATTAGATGCTTTCGAGCCAGATATTCGCAATAGAAAAATAGTGTATTATGCCATGAAAGAGTCATCGGATTTAAATGATTTTCTTCAAAAATCATTGCTGCGTTCAGAACAAATTGATGAATTTTTAAAAGCAAATTCAGATATCGCCAGTCGTGATTATAATGATTTGAAAAGAAAATATTTCGGTGAATCCTTAGACGAATCAGATGAAGATAAATTTGACATGTTAGAAGACGGAGAACCGAATATTAGTAATCCATAATTTTTATTGATGTGTCCGACTAAAGCAGGATTTTGTACCCTCCCGCAATAAAGAATTGCCTGCCTCAGATGGTAGTTTGACTTCTGGAGATTGATAAGTTGGTGGGCTCTGATAAGATCACGGGACTTCGGACTTTTCAAAATGGGTGATAACTGGAGGATCTTTGCCTCAAAGATAATTTATCCAAAGAAGAGAAATAAGGAATTATGCCGGAATCTTACAGAAATAATCATCTTTTTTCAACATACTATCTCAAAAACTACCTTATCAGAACCCCGGAGTGGAGGAAAGAGGATCACATTGAAGCATTCGACGAGATTAAAAAGATTTATTCCGGTGAGGCAAAATTACTCGAAACATATAACGAAGGTCAACTCCGAGAACATTTTTTCAATGATATTTTCAAAGCCTTGGATATAACTTACGAAGTTGAAGAAGTAACAGAAACTAAAAGATATCCAGATTATAGTTTTTTTATTGATAAAAACTCACGGGACGAGGCACACAAAAATAAAGGCCAACTATCGTTTTATACAAATTCAATTGGAATTGGTGAAGTAAAACAATGGACTATTAACCTTGATAAAAATGGTAAAGATGAAGATAACAGCGATAAAAACCCGAGTTTACAAATATGGTTGTATCTCCATGACACCCAACGCAAGTGGGGTATACTTTCAAATGGAGAATTGTGGCGCATCTATTGCAAAGATAAACCTAGAGATTATTATTACGAGGTTAATCTTCCCTCATTGATAAAATTAAATGATGTCGAAGCCTTCAAATTTTTTTACTACTTCTTTAGGAAAAATGCGTTTATTCCATCGAAAGATGGGGCTGCATTTCTTGATCGGGTTTTGAAGGGTTCGATTGACTATGCCACAGAGATTGGTGGCGGCCTGAAAGAAAATGTTTATTTGGCAATGAAGAAGATTGCCGAAGGATTTATTGAACGCCCCTCAAATCATCTCGATAGAAACGATCCTGCGACTCTTGCCCGTGTTCAGAAGAACACGATGATCCTTTTATACCGATTTTTGTTCTTACTTTATGCAGAAGGGAAGGGGTTGCTCGATCTTACGGATGAGCGATATTACAATTTATACAGTTTTCACCATATTACCCGTGAGATTACAGAACAAGAATACGATCAAATAAAAACTACACTCCAGTCGGAGATGAAAACGTTATTCGATTTAATTAATCAAGGGAGTGATGCTTTCCCGATTTTAAAAGAAGGAGGGCAAGAAACTAGAATTCCCGCTTACAATGGGGGCTTGTTCGATCCAAAAAAACATCCCGATCTTGAAAGATGGGAGATCGGAAATCGATACCTTGCCGACGCAATAGATCTCCTCTCACGAAGTAAACTCAATGATGGGCATAGGGATTTTATTGATTATTCCACGCTTGAGATTCGTCACCTAGGTAGTATTTATGAAGGATTACTTGAGTTCAAACTCAAAGTTGCAGAGTCGGATCTTGTTGTGAGCAATGGCGAATGGGTGACGCTCGAACAATATAATTCGGATCGAAAACAAAAGAGAGTGTTTTTTGATTTTGAAGATAATGATCGGGTTAAAACCGGGCAGATCTATCTAGCGACTGACAATGGTGAACGGAGAGCTACGGGCTCATACTATACTCCCGATTATATTGTAGATTACATCGTGAAAAACACGATTGAACCTGTTATTGAAGAAAAATGGAAGAATGCGCAGGAGAAAAATGAGAGTTTAATTGATGCGACACTTTCAGTTAAAGTCCTTGATCCTGCAATGGGGAGTGGGCATTTCCTTGTCGGTGCTGTAGAAACCCTCTCGCTGAAACTTATGGTGGCTGCGCAAAAGGATTTCGAGGCACGAAGGATTGTGAATACTGCCCTTTACACGAATGACGGGGCACGACGCGAGGTGGTATCGCATTGCATTTATGGTGTCGATTTGAACGAACTTGCTGTGGAACTAGCAAAAGTGGGGCTCTGGCTTACCTCAATCAGCAAGGATAAACCACTCTCGTTCCTTGATCATCGACTCAAGCATGGAAATAGTTTAATTGGGGCAAAAATATCCGATCTTGTGTGGTATCATGAAGGGGAAAGGAGCCCAGAATCTAAAAACGGTCAGAAACCATTTGTTCCTCCGGTATTCGTAGAGAAGATTTCAAACATAATTTCATTGATTGAACAAACTGGTGAAGAAAATCTAGGGGATATCAAAAAGAAGGAGAGACTCTTTAATGAATTGCAAAGCATTGCCGAATACCAGAAAGTAATACAAATAGCCGATCTGAATACATCATTTTATTTTGGAAATAAAATAGAGAACCCAACAAACAAACTTCCTTCAAGTTATTATTACAATCTGGTTGGCTCAATGTACGATGCCAATGCCCAATGGGGACCCAGATCAAATTATACATGGTTCAAGAAAGCCATCGATATGGGTAAAGCGAAATCATTTTTCCATTGGGAACTTGAATTCCCGGAAATATTCTTTGAGGCCGGCAAAATCCGTGAGAATCCGGGATGGGATGTTGTTATAGGGAATCCTCCGTATGTTCGGCAAGAAACACTTGAACCAGAATTTAAAAATTACCTCAAACAATTTTTTGAAGGTTATTCTGGTGTAGCTGATCTTTATGTCTATTTCATTGAAAAATCTCATAAATTATTACGTCAATCAGGATATTTTGGAGTAATCTGTTCTAATAAATTCATGAAGGCAAATTACGGAAAAAATATCCGCGATCTCATTAAAAATAAAATGACTATACTCGCTATTATTGATTTTGGGGAATTGCCGGTTTTCAAAGAAGCCTCGACATTCCCTGCTGTGATTATTACTAAAAATGAGTTGACAAAAGAGCAGAATTTCACATTCACTGCGATTAAGGATCTCCATTTTTCATCTTTAAACGATATTATCTCCCGGAACGGAATCCCTCAAACCAATAAAACACTTAATGGAAACAATTGGATATTTGGAAATCAAGGACTGCATTCACTCTTAAACAAATTAAAAATTAATGCAATTCCTCTTTCGAAATATGTTGACAATCATTTTTATTGGGGATTAAAAACGGGATACAATCGAGCATTTGTAATCAATCAAGACTTGAAAGACCGATTAGTTTCTGAAGATTCTAAAAATGAAGAAATTATCAAGCCTTACCTAATTGGAGATAATATTCGAAGGTATCAGATACATTTTGACGAAACTTACGTGATATTTACCCGACATGGTATCAATATTGATCAATATCCCACAATCAAAAAATATCTTGAACAATTTAGAGAGTCACTGGAACCCCGACCAAAAGATTGGCAGAATGGTGAATGGAAGGGAAGAAAACCGGGAAAATACCAATGGTACGAGATCCAGGACTCTGTTGAATTTTATACAGAATTTTCAAAACCAAAAATCGTTTATCCTGAAATTGCAATGGAATCTCGTTTTTCTTATGATACTATGGGATTATTTATCAACAACAAGGGTTTTTTCATCCCAACAAGTGATCTATACTTACTTTCCATACTAAATTCTAAAACAATCTGGTTTGTATTGAAAGGAATTTGTTCGGTTCTTGGTGATCAAGATCAAGGCGGGAGATTAGAACTTCGGTCTGTATTTTTGAAAGATCTGCCTATTCGTAGCATCTCCTTCACAACTCCCCCAGATCGGCTTTCATCTCTTGTAAGCGAAGCGGAGGGAATGTACCAAACATTCATTAAAAACGCTAACACACAGCCACTCCTTGCATTTATTGATACCCGACTCGCTGCCCAACCGGAAGAGTCTGATGTTGCTCATAATCTCCTTACATTCCTTGCTGAACGGATGTTGGAACTGAACGAAGAGAAGAATGTTGAAATAAAGGCGTTTTTGAATTTCGTTGAGGACGAAATCGGAGTATCTGTTGATACGCTGTCGAATAAAACACGGATTCAGGAATATTACGCAAATGATTTCGCCGGATTTATTGATTTACTCGTGAAGAACAAGGGTAAGATCAAGAAGGGGTATAACCCAAAACTCCGAGCACATCACGACATTCTGAAAGACTGGTTTGATAGTTCAGTTTCAAAACTGAAACCGATTATGGAAAGTATTACGGCGACGGATACTCTTATTGATCAGATTGTATACAAATTATATGGACTGACAAAAGAGGAAATTGAAATTATTGAATCTTCATAAGATTGAAAATTTTTATTTTGTTGCCGCCAGTCCGATCATCCTAAGAACATTTTGGGGCATTAGGCTATCCTTCATCGGCGTGGCACCTTCCAGAATGTGCGTTTTACTGGCTGACCTGCTGGCTTCGGCTTGAATACCACAACCACCGAATCAAACGGGGCCGGGGCAATTCCCATCTCGTATTTGATCTGGTCTTTGGGTGTGTCTTTTGGCTGCCCTGGCACCTTGATCATGCCTTTGAAATAGACCCGGCCTTCGATCTCGCGTATCTCGTATGCCTCAGGCATGAACTTGTGCCACCATGATGTGCCAGTACGGCCGGGGATAAGCATCACCGACATGCAGCCATTGCACATCTCGGCATGACACTTGGCAACCCACTTGTCGATCTGCGAATAGGGAGGATTGACAAACACCCTGCGGAATCCCTTTTGATGCCAATTCACTTCAAGGCCGTTTTGAAGGGTATGCACTTTTGAATCTCCGCAGAAGTTGGTATCCAGACCATACCCCACCGGGGCTTTCTGCGTTTTCACCGTGCAGCAGGGATCAAGCTGGAAATAAAATTCCTTGTTCAGCTCATCATAAAGAGGTTGAGGGGTTTCCCATTCATCGCTTGCTGATGAGTGGATAACCGCCGTGTTATCCTGCATGAACAGCCACCCTTATCGATAACGTCATGGCAGAACCGCCTTTTCCTGTTTAATAATGAGTTTAACAGCCCGCCATTGCTCCCGGTCACCTACCCAGCCTGTATCAAAATATTCTTTCAGCCTTCGCTTGATTCGCTTTTCCTGATCATCGGTGATCATGCTTTGGCCCCCTTGACGACGATCAGGTTACAGCCCGGATACCTGAACTCGAAAGTCTTTTTCTTGTCCTTAAACTGCGGGGTTTCAACGCCTTTAACATCAACGATCTCCTGATGCCCATCGCGGTATGTGACCCGGAAATCCGCTGCATAGGTGATCGCCCTGACTTTTGGGACAGGCTTGCCGCAGAGCGGACACGTGTATTTCCGGGGAACATAGGTATGCACCACGCCGCAGCACTTCCAATAGGCAGGCTGTAATTCATACTTGGGGTGGCATTCGATTTGCGTAACAACTCCGGCGGCCATGAGTGATTTAAGGTAGAGGTAGTGCCGGGCCTCGGCCTGGCTGTCAAAAATAATGTTGTCGATCCTGGTTTTCTTATTGTGAAACTTCGGCATAGAGGTTCACCCCCACCATATCTGCAGTCCGTTCCAGTTTGCGCCGGTATGCTCGATCAATCATATCGCCAAAACGGAATCTGCTGTTTGCGTGACCGTCAACAATACGCTCCATCTGATCGATCATCAGTAACACGTCCCCGCTTTCCTCAGCAAGGTTTTCAACCGTCTTTGATGTGATTATCTCATGCGTCGGAGCCTCCAGGTGCTGGTACTTGAATTTGAGGACGGTCTGCCCTAATTTTCCGCAGGCTATAGATAATTCAAAAAGTTCCTCTGCCAGTTTGTCAGCCTGGGACGGTTCACCAAAATAGGTGATCATGCCATCGAGGGCAGCCTCCATGTTAATGTCGGGTATCACTCTCATGGAAGCACCCCTAAGCTCCAGAGCAGAAGCAGGCCGCCGATGATGCAGGTAAAAAAGTAATACGTGTATAACCAGAATAACGGGGCAAGGTTGATCTTTACCGCCCAAACCATCAGGGCAATATCACTGATCATCCAGATTACGAAGGCGATTAACCGCACCGTCGTTATCGGGATCATATTGAGTGTTGCCCCGGCCAGCCCGGTATAGGTGGCAAGCATTACCATTTTTATGTCGTTTTGCGATGCAGTCTCATGGGTAATATGTGTAGTACCGTTGGGGGATTCACTGACAGTGGCAGGCATTATAATTCCTCGAGTGTTCGGTGTTCAATGGTTCTTCATTTTCCCGCTGGTAGATCGCTATACATGCCACGCAGCGGTCGCGGATCAGGGGGTTCGCTTCATAATACGGGATCGGCAATACGTATCGCTCGCCGCAGTCCTTGCATACTCTAAAATCATCGGTCATGCAGTGGCAGCCTCCCGCGATAACACATTTTTGAAGGCCTGGCACATTTCAGGGACCGTGACGGTATAACCAAGCCGTCCGGTCACCGTTTCAGAGAGTTTATCCCAGAAGGCTTCATACCGGCCTTCCTCGTCATTCTCAGGCAGTTTGCGTGCGTTGAAGGGTAGATCATCGCCGAAATACTCAAGGCAGACCTGTTCAAGTGCCTGCATCCTGATCTTATCGCTGATTTCCTTGACGGACGTACCGGCCAAAACAGTTTCAAGGCGATTAATCTGACCCAGGAGGATCACCAGTTCCGCCCTTTTCTCAAGGAGGATACGTTCTAGTACCGACGATTTTACCCGGCCATTCTGGATAGTGAGGTCAAGGCACTGATCGACACCTGCATTGAATACCTTAGTATAGGGGATTTTGAGATCATTGAGCAGGTCAAGTTTCCAGTTTTCCGTCTTAACGGACGTGGATGCCGATTTCTTATACTTTCGTTTTCCCACCATTTCAGCACCTGGATGTGGTGGATGTATGCGTATTACACATAATACACATCAAAGAAAACGTCGTGGGAATGTGATGTGTATTGTATTGTATTATAGTACGAATGGTTTGTCTTAGTAGTAGTGACTTCGAATAATACGTGTAATACAATTGGAGTACGGTGATCATGCCGTCGTCACCTGCATTTTAGACCCGGAAAATGCCTCGCAGGCTTCCTATGATTTTGTCAAGCAGGCTGACAGGCTTTGTTGGTCTGGCACAGGGTGGTCGCTTCCTCAGGCCTGCGTTGCAACGAATACGGCTCCATTGGAGTTTTATAGCCTTGTCTGTCCGGGGGCTTTTTGGGAATGCTTTACGGTATGCCAGTACTGCCGCTTTACTGTCAGTGTCTATATCGATAATAACGATATTCTCATCAGGCAGCCACAAATCCCGGCAATGAATAAGATCATCAATCGAAGGCACATCCTGGGCTTTCATTTCACATACCGGGATCTTACTGGCAGGTGCACGTGAAGACTGCAAAGTACCGGGAGCCTGTGAGAAGAGAAGATCAAGCCCTCGCTGGTTTCGGTCCTGAACATGAATGGGCTTAGAACTGTTTGCGATCCAGGTTTCCATGCTGTCCCGGTCAACCACCGGGTTTTTGATGCCGTTTTTCGGCGTGGGAAGGAAGCCCTCGATTCTGCCATCATGCAGCATATCAAGAACCTGGTTTTCGTTCAGTTTCATTTCCCGTGCCGCCTCGCGGATTGAAACGGTAGGTGCCATTATGCCACCTCACGGGACGGCATTCCCGTTATTTTTTGGAACGGTTTAACCTGACAATTTACAAATTCCGGGTGAGTGCATCCATCCTCAAAGCACTGTGACACCTGGCCTTCATACATGTCATGCTCGCGGTGCTCGCAGGGGCAGTGTTCATACCATTTGGGCATTAACAATTCTTTGGCAGTTCCGGCACCTTGCACGGGGATCGGGCTGCCATAGTTTTGCGTCATTCTTGCACCTTCGCAATATTTTCTTCCAGTATGCGATCAGCTATGCCATGGAAACCCGTAACCTGTTCAAAGAAGAACAGGTCACTTTGGGTGACAATTAAGGGCGTTGTATGCTGTTCGGCTTTGGTTGCCATGTAAACTAATACGTATGCAAATGCATATAATTTTAGCGGCAACATTCCTTTAAGGATGCAAATGCCTACACGGTCGATAATGGAGCACTCTTTTATAAACGGTGGAGTATATTCTTATTACTAATAAGGCTGAGGTGAAAACAATGAATCTATCAAACTTTATGATCCGTGTAAGCCCTGAAATTCTTGAGAAGATCGATAAACTAATCAGTGAAGGGAGGTATGCAAGCCGATCTGATTTTGCGAAAAATGCAATTTCATGGTATTTGAATCAGGCCGAGGCCCAGGAAAATGTTGCCGTTGCCGTGCGAAAAGTCCTCACAGATGGAGAAGTTGATGAGGTGCTTGAGACTAAATTACGTAGTATTATGAAAAAGGTAATGAGTAAATAATTAATATTCTCTTTTTGAAATTTGTAAACGGAAAGGTATATCCGCTTTTTCTCTGCATACGTATTTGGTGTATTGATCTGATCGAACGTCCTGTTCCCTCCCGTTCACTCGTTAATGAAGTCCGAGAACAACTTGACCATCCGCAGGTACTGGCACATATCGAGGAAATTTACAAAAAAATCATCATCGAGGGAACCATCAGATCAATCGGGGTGAGTTTCCTTTTGCTGGGATTAGGCCAAAAAGTATGTTTTCATCTCAAAATAGGTTGACAGGTTATATCCTGCCCTCTTTAAGTGCTGTGAAATACCGGATCATAAATTCCGGATCTTCCGTGGAGCGCTTTTTCAATTCGGCAAATAAGGCAATACTTTCTTCCGTCAGAGGATTGCCACATTTAAAACAATAACCTGCTGTTGGCATATTCTGTGTTCCGCAACGGTCACATGTAAGAATCTTGATCTCTACATCTGCTGCGCGTTTGGGAACCTCGACACCTGCACGTTCCAGCAGTTCCCGGTCTATGTCCTCTTTCCCGAGCCGCACATAGGTTTGGAACATATCTGTATTGATATTGCCCCAGAGGGACAACTTGATCACGCTTTCCTGATAGCCTCCCTTAATCATGTGAACGGCACGGGACTTCCTGAAGAGATGTGTATGCAGGTGCCGGGTAATGCCCGCCCGCTGCATGGCTCGCTTTAATGCTTGTGTCACGGTTCCATAGTGCATCCCCTCTTTGGTTTCATTGATAAAAACAGGCGCACTATCTGCCATCGTGCCGTGATAATCATTTTTCCATGCTGTCAGGTATTCTTTAAACACCGTGACCCGTGCGTATCTTTTTTTCTTGGTTTTGGTGTCCGTGATAAAGACCTGCACGCCCCACTCATCAAATATCAAGTCCTGCCATCGTAGTCTGGCCAGTTCCCCCACGCGGCAGCCTGTTTCGTAGATGGTGGCGATCATAGCCCGGTCCCTCGACCAGATGC